AGTTCTCCGTTCTCTCACTGGGGCTATGAATTAACCCCTAAATATGTCTTATCAAGTCTTATGATGACTTCGGCTTCCCATGCTTTTAGTGGGTATTCCGTAATTTGTTTCCAAGCAACTATCTGTTCATAACTAATTGGGTTTGGTCCAGAAAAGCCTGATGTTCGACTGTTGCTCAAACTAATAAAGGCAGACCAGACATGAGATAAGAGCCTAGGGAAGTCTCTAGGAGATTCCAATGCCTCGATCTTACGTCCAGTCTGCCTTTCAACTTGTTCTAAATGTTGTCGTTCTGAGACACCATCTTTATCTGACTTATTTAGCTTGAACTGATGCTCTGCCCATAAGCAAAGGTCGTCTATCAGGCTTTCATAAAATCCAGAGAGGTTTCTACAGCCCCTTCAATCTGAGCCTTAATCCAGAATACTTTGTCGTATACCTCTTTAGCCTTTACCTCAGTCAGAACTGGAACTTCACCGCCATAGGTAATATTCCATTCTTTAGTGGTCTTAGCAAGGCTTTCCAGAGTAGCTGCTTCAAGTTCTTCCATAGTATAGTCTAGGGATTTCTTGTTCTTAGATGCAGCTTGGAGGCGCTTATTAGCAATCCCATGAACAACAGTTTTATACTCTTTAGTGTAAGGAGCATATACTGTAATCGTCATATCAGAACCATCATCGTTCTTAAGAGGCTCTTGAGTAGTGGGGTGCTTAATCGTAACGACAATCAAGTCAGTCTTAGGGGTTAGGTCCATCAAGTCCATATCGGGTATCCTTATTCGGGTTAAATTTTAGTCGGGTAATAGTTAAGTCAGGAAGACGCAAGACCCGACACCTGCGCCTTCCCTACCCCATTTCTAGGGATTATTGAGCAGCCTTAGCTACAATCTGGTTATGCTGTGCGCGTGATCTTCAAGTTGGTTGCCTGAGTTGCATCATACAGAGCAACAAACGACATCTTGATTACACGGCTAGTTGGGCCATCAACACCAACATCAGCAGAGTTAATCTTGACACGAGGGAACAAGAAGGTATAAGCATTGGTTCCAGTCGGATCATTGACCGACACAGAGATTTCACTTTCAGTTTCATTCAAGAAACGGTTAATCAAAGAGTCACTCTCAAAGTAGACACTCATGGTGCCTTCAACTTCTGCCCGACCGTATTCAAGGCTAGGGGTAGCATCATCACCAATCACGAAGGTAGGTGCGAAGGAGTTATTCAAAGTGAAGTCCAGACCAGTCACGATAGCTACAGCAGACGAACTAGCCACGTTACCGATAGCCAAATCACCCGAATAGGCGTCAAATGGGGCAGCACCAGAAGCAGCAGTCTGGGTCTTCTGAGTTTGACCAATGGTCATATTCTTACCAACCATACCAAAGGTCGTAGTGACCATCTGATTAGGGGCCAGAGAGATAGCCATAGTCGAAACCGACATACCAGCAAACAAACGGGCTTGATCAATATCAGCAGCATAGTCTTCAATAGAGAAGAACTTAGGGGTCGTGCCAACTTTCAAGACGTTAGTAGACCAAGTATTCAGCATTGCAGATTCTAGGAAAACATCATAGTCTGCGTCACGCAAGTCAACAACAATATCACCAGAAACTTGACGATTACCATGACGATCTACACGAGGCATACGGTCAGATTGGATGTCGTTACCAGCTACGCGATCTTTGGTCAGGTTCAGCGAGTGAGTGCTAAAGGGTAGGTTAGAGAAGCTGCCAGCAGGGGTCGTCCCGAAGGTGCTTTCAACAACGTAAGATAGGCTAGAGCGAGAGCCTTGAGAAAATGCCATTTTTTAGTATCTCCGATTAGGAATAAATATACCAGCCGATATTAACTGGAATCATGTAGAAAGGACCATCAATGTCAGCGGATTCTCTCTCAGCGTAACGGATGGATACGGTAGTGCCACCATAGCTTACATCAGTAGCAGCCTCGAAGGCTTCAATAATCTTGTCTGCAAGATCATCACCAGTGGCAGGGCCATTACCTTCTGGGACATAGCAGACCACTCTAAAGACCCCTTGATAATACATCTGAGGGTTTGGCCCCATGACAGCGGGTTCACGACGAGTAGGCAATAGACGAGGGATAACGTAAGATTGGCCTGTAGTGGGTGAAAACTGCAAGTTCTCCCAACCGATAGAAGGGACACCAGAAACATTGTTGAGTTTAGTTTCTAGGGCAGCGCGGATGTTGTCATAAATACTTGCCATTATCTGTGTTTATTCCTTATAATAGCAAAAATCTCTTTTGGGTCCAAACCTGTTTTAAGACGGTTATTAAGTTCAATCAAAGGTATGTGAGGCGCACGGTTTGTAATAGTAAAACCATCTAGTTTTGTTGTGTCAAAAGACTCAATGCGACCAACAAGTCTAGCCTTTTCTTGTTCCCTCTTAGCTTGTTTAGCACTAGCAGGTAAGCTAGGTCTACCAGCAGCACTTCTAGCCAAAGCGGTTCTGTCACCACGAGGGTTAACTTGCCAACTCTCTACAAAGGCACCAGTATCAACAGGGGACGAATCAACAGCGTCTGAAATAATCTCTATTGCCCTGTCTTTAACAACTTCCCCCATTTTAGCTGTAACAGCATCTATCTTCTTAAAGAAAGATTTTCCAACTGTAACTTGCATAGTTATTCCCCTACACTACAGAGGTAACAAACAGCAGTTCCATTAGAGAAGATTGTTGTTACAGAAGTAATAGTAACTGTGTCACCACGACCAACAATAAGGTCTTCTTCATCAGGCTCTACAGAGAACCCCAAGGCAGGAATAACACACTTACGACTGCCCCTTAGAACTTGGTCTTTTACGATTGTCTCATAGTTGTAGAAGTAACCAGTGAAGGTATAGTCTGTCGTTGCTGACCCAGTTACAGCACCAGTAGATGGACTATAGGTTCCAGCAGTAGTCAATTTGCGTAAGGTTAGTGATTCACCGAAGTCTTGAACAAGTCGAAGTAGATCATAAGAGCGAAAAGACATATCTTAGCCCCTATTCATACTCAGGTGTGTTGTAACTAGGTGGGTTCTTAAACTGATCCCTACGGAAGCTGCCTTCAATACGGTTTGTGTCTGCTCTAGCAGCCTCGATTGAAACCTTAGTGATACCACCAGCACGAACACCAAGAGATGCACCAGAGGATTTGCCTTGATACTCTAGAGAACTTGCCAACAACAAATAATGTTGCATAAGGTCAGAGTAATCAGACTTCAAAGCACCATCAAGTTGGGTATTAACCAGACGGGCATATTTAGACACAAGGGCATTACAGGCCCAACAGGCTGCTGAATATGTGTTGTTACCATTCTGATTAAGAGCAAAGGTAATTTCTGGGTCTTGCAACTGTTGATCAGTGGTGTTAGTATCACCAATCAATAGACGAACAATATTGAGACGCCCCGCATCAGTAGTTGGGGTTAAATCTGACGGATTATATGACCAAGCCAAGACAAACGTCTCCTTATTATTTATTGTCCGAGAATTGTATCTCGCATAGCATAAAAGTCTTCTGTAATCCACTTATTGCTAACAAGGAAACGACGAATAAGACCCCGTTGCTTGTCATCTAGAGTAGACTGTTTACACCGCTTGTTCTCAAACTCAGTGGTGCTAGAGGTCCGTTTTTTAACCTCTGCGTTAATCAAAGTCACAAGAGTTTTAAGTTGATTACCATTCATTTCAGATAGGCGATCACCAACTTTAGTCTGGACTTCTAAATCTCTGTTATGATGAAGATAACCAGAGGCATACAATCGGGCTACTTTATCAGCCTCAATTCCACGCTCTAACCAGTTAAAGTGTTCATCACGTTTCCACTCTTTATTGTCTGCGGACAAAGACATCTTAACGAATAGCGGCCAATCCGCTTGGAAACCCAAGTATGAAGGGTGCATTTGACAATTCCTTGTAAGGACTATGTTGTGTTCTGTTATGATTGGGTATGCCCAAAGCTATTAACCTTGGACATACCATTAGTCTATTGCGGATTAGGCAACGATGGTCTTGAAGAATACACCCATATCAGCGCCAACAACTTTCATGTCGTAGGCCATCTTAACTCGGATCATTTCAGCAACTTGCTGACGCTTCAAAGCATCGTCCGAGAACGATTCCACGGTGATACCGAGGTTGTTAACACCTTGAATGTTGTTCCAAGCGAAGGTAACACCAGCAGCGGGGGTCATCAGACCAGCGGTGCGAGGCGTATAGGTCAACAGAGCCGACTTACCACCAATGAAAGCATTCGATTCCGAAAGACCTTCAGCAGCAGTATTCTTGACAGCTTCCATGACGTAGAAGTTTTCTACTTCAAAGATTTCAGCCAATTTAGCATTGGTGATCAGGGCGGTGTTCGAGACAGTTGCCCCGCCATTCAAACGAGCCAAGATGTCAGGGTGGTTGACCAAGATGTCGCGGACTTCTCTACCAACAACCATCGTGTTAGGCTTAAAGCCAGCCGATTTCAACTGCATGGCGCGACGAGCAGAAGTCACATCACGAATTGGGGTTGCATTGGTGTAGTCCGACCATTGCTTGACTTCACCAGTCGAAGGAGTTCCAGAAACACCAGTGTATTCCGTGCTCCAGACCGAAGCTGCGAAGAAGGTCGAAGCGAACTGTTCTTCACGGTGGATCAGCAGACGATTAACCAGAGTGGTAGCACCAGCCGAGCGGATTTCCAGCATAGCGTCTTCGTTAGCCAAAGTCTGCTCATCAAAGTCCATACCCAGACCATAAACGTCTGCGAAGTAGGAACTATTCGAGATAGCCAAGCCGATACGCTCAACTTCGGTACGGGGAGCCAACAGCTTGACATCGCCAGCACGGTTTTGGTTAGCACGGTCATAGATGTAGTATTTATCCGACTGACGCTGCACACCAACGGTGGGGAACACTTTGTCTGCGATAAAATTGGTTTGCTCTTGCACGTAGGCCAGAGTCATGTTGCTCAAAGGTTGGTCGATATGGACCGACGATGGGGTCAAAAATGGCATTGTATTATCCTTTAATTTCTAGATTAGGCCGAAGCATTACCACCAGAGATCAACTCGATCTCGATGACTTGACCATTGACAGCAGCTTCACGAGCATAACCCATGATGATGCTGCCAGTAGCGGCGGCTTTAGCCAGACCCGAAGCATCAGTAGCAACGGCTGCACCAACGGTGATGGTAGCACCAGCGGTAACCATTACGGAACCACCACGAGTAACAGTGACAGCAGCGCCAGAAGCACCACCAACAAGACATACGCCAATGCACTGTTCACCAGCAGAACTAGCAACAACCACGTTGCCGCTGGAGATTTTAACGAATTTGAACTGAGCAGCCGACAAGTCAGCGCCAGCGGTATAAGTGCGGTTATCGCGCGATTGCATAACGGCCATAATTATTCCCCTTTATAGGATTTAGTGATCAGGTCTTTACCTGCATCTGTTTTAGCTACTGCCGCATAGGCTTTAGCATAATCGCTCTTTTTCATGTTGTTAGCGTCCATATGGGCTTTAACAAGAGCGTCCATTTTGTCGGTTGCATTAGCAAATTCGCCATTTACATCCGATTTACCAAACTCATCCATAGCAGCAGCAAATGCAGCGTCAGCAGCTTTCAGTGCCGACATAATTGCAGCTTCTTCCGAGAAAGATTTCAGGAGAGCCTTAGCTACATCAACTGCGAAGTTAGGAAGGGTTTCCCCTGCACTCTTGGTCAGTTCAATATCAGCTTTTTCAATTTCATGTTGCTTCTTAGCAATCTCAGCAGCTTCAAGAGCCTTGAGGACGGGAGCAGGGATGTCCGATTTAACGACAAACTCGCCACCAACTTCAATAGTCTCTACTGGTGCTTTCTTTTCAATAGCTTCTGCTTTGACGGTATAACCTTCATCAGTCAGAGCCTTAACCAGACGCTCATTCTCAACACGCAAGGCTTCAATATCAGCTTTCAACGTATCAATTTCAGGAACAGTAGCATCTGCTTTCATCATATCTGCCCCACAAGCCTTCATAGCGTCAGCTTCCGAGCAGTTATTTGCCGCC